AGCCTTTTAAGAATTATTTCTATTTCTTCATTCATATCTCTCTCCTGATTTGTTTATGTGGTTAACTTAGTGTTAGCTTAAAATAAACACAAGAAAAAAAATGCCCCACCGTTTAAGTGGGGCAGTTCGAGCAGTGTGTAGAGACAGGGAGAGAGCGCTCTACTGTATGCAACGCATTGTAGTTGTATTTGCATTTAAACACAATACGTCGTAAACTTGCGGTATTTTAGTAAAGGGGATCTTTATGAACCAAGATCAAATAGATGAAATTTTAGACGCTATGAAGCGTCCACATAGAATATCAAATAAATTTGCACTTCACCAAAAGTGTGTAGATGCGGCTGTATTGATAGAAAGTTTAATGTCTGGCGCAAAAGAAGAAGCGCCTAAAAAAGATACAAAAAAAAAGAGAGCTCGTGACGAAAACGGGCGGCTCAAAGCTGATGACCCTTCTACTCCGGAAGTAAATGAGGCTTGGGACTAGTTATCTAAAAGCGCCGAGCCCAAATTGATTTAATAGCATTTGGGTTCTGGCATCTCTATCTTTATTTTCTGGGTTTAAACCCATAGAAGTAGCAAGTTTCTGCGTGCCAGACGTTGCAGCTCTAGATCCTTGTCGCGCTCTTTCAATAGCTGGGACCAGTGCTTCCATTAACTCTGCTTGCTTTCTTAATTGTTCAGGGGCCATGCGTTGCGTCAGTATAGGTGCAATTTCAGAAGACACTTCCTGTATTCTTGTGGCTTGATTAGGTCCAGATACACTATCTAACAAGCTAGATGCGGCAGTTGATGTTACGCCTTGTTGACCAATAGTTTCGCTTAAATTTTGACCTACTATCTGTTTCATTCTTTCCATTACTAAGCCGCGAATAGCAGTTTTAGAATTAGCGTTAACCATTGCGCCCTGTAAAAGTGCAGATGATGTATTGTTAATTTGTCCAGAAAGAGTTTCCATAGCTCTGTCGCCTAGCACCATAGCCATCTTTTCTTTAACAGCTCTCGTGTTAAGAGATTTTAAAACTGCTAAGTTTTCTATAACTATTTGCTCGTTATCACCCCGTGGGTTTATTCTGGCGTTGGCAGATATTTCATCTATTCTGTTTCTTAATGCTTGCCTTAGTTGCTTCAAGCCTACTTCGTCAACTGTCTCAAGAGCTATAGCAACGTCTTCTCTGGTTATTCTAGGGCTTAATATGTCGTTACCTAACTGAGCTGCTAGTTTCTGGTCTATAGCGTCCTTACCAGCGGCTCTGGCAGCTTTATAAGAAGGATTTATTTCATCTAAAGAGTTTCTTAACAGTCTAGCCAAGTTAAATTTAGATTGTGATGCTGCGTCTTCGCCAGCTCTACGTAGTGCCTCACCTTTACTGTAGAGCTGCCTTGTTACATAATCTATAGTTGCAACTGACGGGTTTTCAAAATCTACAGCTTCACCAGCTTCTCTAAGTAAAGTTCTAGCACCACTTAAATCTGTTGGGTCAACTCTATTAAATAAATCTATAACAGCCTGACCACCTTCGTCAGCGTTGTTAATAGAAAAATCGTATGCATCTCCATAAAGCTCCCTTCTAGCTTTAGCAGTGTCTGACATTATTTGACCTTTTTGAGTTTTTATACCTCTACTTATTGGCCCTAGTAATTGAGTTAAAACATCATCTAAATCATTTGCTGCCCTTATAGATGTATCTGTAATATTTTCTTTAGCTATTCTAGCTCCCATACTTGGTGAGTTCACAACAACGTCTAGCAGAGCCGCTGTATTGGGTCCAAGTGTTGATATAGATCCATATGGTCCAGACGATCTGGCGCTTTCTACGGCGTCGGCTGCATCCATTGCGAGAAAATCTTCTACAACTTTTCCAGCGTCTTTTTTAAAACCAATTTTTTCTATTATGTCAGAGATTGGTTGTTGTAAGTATTTACCGTATAAATACCCAACACCTTTTGAAACCGGCACACCGCCACCGCCAAACAGAGCGCCCGTACCAGTGCCAACTTTTACGCCGGTGGTGTAATCTCTAAAGTCTCCTGTATTTACTAGTTTAGGTAATCCTGAAACAGCGCTTTCAGCTCCTCCTAGTATTCCTCCAATAGCAGCGCCTTGGCCCATTTGTCCGAGTAAACTGGTAGATGTAAGAGCTGGCGCAAATGCAGCTCCACCGCCAAGAGCAAACCCAAGTCTGGAAAGCCTTGAAGCTATTGGGGCTTCTTGGGTTCTTCTGTCTATGGCGGTTTGCATAGTGTCTAAAGTTGTTTCGTATGGAATGCCTGTATTATAACTTCTTGCCAGCGCCCCACCTCTTTTGACGTATTCTCTTAAAAATGGAAAATATTCAAAAGCAGACGCTGCCCTAGTAGGTAACTCTCCAGCAATTTCCTGAGATATTTCACCTCTTGATATATCTCCAGCTCTTTTAGCTCCTTCTCCAGATTTCATAATTTCTGAAATTGTTGCTAAATCGGTTGTACTATATCCACCTTTTTGGTCTACAAATACAAGGCCACCATCAGCTTCACTACTAGCTACGTAACTTCCATCGTCATATTGTTCCACAAGTTTGTAACCCTCAGGAACCTGAACTTCCGCTGTTTCTTGTTGTGTCCAAGACGGTCCAGAACCTGAACCGCCAGAACCGCCATCTGTTGTCCAAGAGGGTCCACTCATAATACTTCTTTCCAGCTAGATGTTTTATTTTTTTGACCGCCTGTATATTCAAAATATTTACCATTATCATCTCTAATAATATCGCCAACTTGTGCGTCATTAAAATTGATATAATACTGGTCAGGCTCTTGAAGCCAATCAAATGAGTCAACTTTTTCTTGGCCGCCCAGAGCTTCTATTAATTTTTGTGGGTTATTTGTTTTCTCAAAAGCTCTTCGTATCATATTTTGATATCTTTCCCTTATTTTTTCTAAATCTTTAATATTTTTTCCTTGAGATTGATTTAAATTTAATCTTTGAATATCAGCTTCTAAAAGAATTAATTCTTTTTCTGATACCGCACCTAATGTAGCTCCAGTTGCTTTAAGAGCTTTAAGCGCGTCTAATGCCATATTAGATCTAATTGTGTCTAAGTCTATTCTAGCTTCACCAGCGTCTGTAAATGGAGCAACCCCTGTAACCATACCCCACCAACCGGATACACTAGGATTATTTTGAACTTTACTAATTAACTGGTCTATAGTCTCAATTCTGTTTACAACATTTGAACCAAGTTCACTTTCTGTATTTTCTAAACCTTGCAGCCTGTTAGCTTCAGTTACAAACATTGCCGCAGTCTGATATAACCCTGTTGCAGCTTCCCCCCCCATCACTGAAGCTTGTATCATTATTTCTTGAGCAGCTTTCCTATAATCATCAGCCGTTGTTAAACCAGCAAGCATACTGCCTGCTCCACCTAACATTTGCTGCATCATTGTATTTCTTGCCTTTGCAGCCGTGGCTTTTCTATTTTGGTCAGCTATCTTTTCAAAAGTTCCCATTAAGCTAGTTACTGCGTTTCCTTCTTTACCCTGTAACGCCATGCCAGCGTCCCTAACACCAGCAAATGCAAGCATACGTTTTTGGTCTTTAGATAGAGTTTGCTGTGCCGGCGCCTGATTTTTTTGAAAATCACTTAAAATCTTTTGCATAGCTGTAGCGTCAAAAGTGTTTTGCAATGAAGCTGGCGGCTCAACGTTAGGCTCTACATTAACCACTTCAGGAACACTAGGACCACCGCCCACACCGCCATTATTACTTGATACAGATAAAGGTGGAACTATATTTAAAAGTGCTAACTCTTCAGATGTGGCTTCAGCACCAACAGGTATACCATTAATATTTATTCCTTGTGCCGCAAGTGCGTCTAGATCTGCTTGAGTTAATCTGTAAGCTTCTTCCATGTCTATATCCTAACTACCAAATAATAGTGGGTTTGACGTTAGCCCTTTTCCAGCCAAACCGCTTAACGGGCCAATGCCGCCCATGCCTAAACCACCGGCTGCACCCAGCACAGCTCCAACCGTAGCCATAGGATCTTTTTCAGTTGTAGTGCCGTAACCAGCCGGTATGACGCCGGCAGCGCCTGTAAGCACTCCAAATTTTCTTAGTGGGTCTGCGTATTGACGTAAAAACTCTTGGTATTCTGCGTCTAAACCGGCTTGTGCTATTCCCCTATCAAGACCTCCAGCCGCAAGTTGTTTGCCAAGTATATCCGTCTGAGCCCCTAAGCCTGTTATGCCAGCGCCAAGCATAGACTTGGCAGCGTTCATTCTTGACATATCTTCAGCGTTTGCTCGTTGCACAGCCCCTAAGTAACCTTGTGATTGTAAATCGCCGATAGTTTGCCCCATGTTAGCTTCAAAAGCGCCCTGACGCTCACCTTCATAAAGATCGCGTCTAGCTCCACCAAAACTTTTACGTCTAATCATGTCAGCGTCTTCACCTACACGAGCCTGATCCCTTTCTCTAAGCATACGATTTATAGTTGGGTCTACGACATTATCTGTAAACTGATTTGTGTATTCTTGTATGTCAGCGGCTCTTTGGGCCGGCGTCCTGTTAGCCATGTCTCCAAATATGTCAGAGGCTTGTTGTATCTCAGAAGGAAGCGTTAGGGCTCCGTAGCCCCCCATTGCTTGCCTTTCTAACCCAGACAACCCTGCAACTCTATCACCAGAGTAAGTTTCAAATTCAGTATTTTTTATTTTATCTGCAAAAGGAATAATTGTATTTACAAATAAATCCTCTTGGAACTGAGGCATTTCCTTCGTTGTTGTCTTCTTGCCCACGACTAAATCTCCATCTCATAGTGTCTGTAGGTTTCTTTAAAGCCCACACTTTCTGCAAATTTTGAGAAGCCGATACGTCCGTCAGCCTCAATACCGGATAATTCAGCTTCCTTTGCTAAAAGTTTTAGCACATTTAAAGCTGCCCTCATCCAAACGTTCATTTCTACTCCACCCATAAACTCTATAAAAAGTGTGCGTCTTTGAGGGTGCTTCACGACGCTGGTTGTAAATGCCGCCGCTAACGTGTCCTCGATGTATACAGCCCACATAAGGGACTGATTGCTTAGTATGTCGCCTACAACATCATCTAGTGATGCGTTACGATTGTTATTCTCTATAGCCGGCTTCAGGATATTTATAACCTTAGGCAAAATATCATCTATGTTATCGACTACAGGTTCAACCTTAATTTTTGGCCTTGATACAAATTCTACAACATTATCAACCATTCGTCGAGCCTACCATGTAGCTAATGCTACTCTTTTCCAAATTGCAGTCGATCCGTCGTGATCGGCAGTGCATATATATATGTAATTAGTATCCCAGCTTATCATGCCAGCTACATCCCCAGCGGCCCCAGTATTGGCGCTGGGCACAGCTTGTTTAGTTGCCAACTGTCTAAATGCATTACCGCTGGACACAACAGCATATTTTTTAGTCTTATCCCAGAGGACAACTCCATCTTCGGACGGGTTATCTTCAGGCGTTTTAAAATACAACTTACCTAAATTTCTTTGCAAATAATTATTTATCTGCCTACCCCATTGCGTAATATCTGGGCCAATAATAGGAAGAATAGGAACCGGCATTATCTATTTCCTCCGGCTGTTGTTTGTAATCTCATAACTCCTACACGCCAATTAGCTGGCTTTACACCTTGCACCCTCATGCGTAACTGTCTGCCACTGAACCTAGCGTCTGTAGGGTTGGCTGGCGTAAAGGGCCCGTGTGATGTTTCCGTGTCGTTAGGGTGAAAACGTGTTTTAAACGTCATATTTACGTCGCCCTGCGTGACTTCGTCAGGAATAACAGATGAAACTTTAGCTATCTGGTCACCATTACCAATAGATATTGGGCCCGTTTCCGCAAAAATAGCACCGTTATCCACGTTGTATCCGACTTCGTGTTCTTTTATGTTTGCGTGTGTGCCGTCATAATCTGCCATAAATGGGTATCTAAATACGCCACGTTGCACGCCTGAAGTTCTTGAAAGCTCACCAATCATCCAATGGTTTTCGTTGTAGTCGTAAGCTACGTAACGATCTATATCTGTGCTATTAGCTGAAGGATAAAACCACCATATCTCACCGTACTGAGGCACTCCCATGCCCCAAATTTTGGATTGCTGAGAAGTGTTAATATCGCCAAATATATAATCGTGAACGTCACACTTAATTGTGTTGACACTGTTACCGTCGAATAAAAAGAAATTTTCTTGCCCAATAAAGAAAACGCCACGGTCTGTGTCTACAGCTCCACGGCTGGTTACAGTTCCGCAAGATGTGCCAACCCTTTCAAACCGGTAAATATCGGGTGGGCCCGAATATACGGCTCTAAAGGCGTCTACGTCAGTAATAATAAAAACTTGGCCTCTGGTTCTTATGCCTTGCATAATTTGCCCAGATGTTTGCAGCTCCGTGTCTCCAGCTTGGTTAGTGCTTGCCGGCGTCCACAAATTTCTATCTTCAAATGAGCACCATTGAACTTTACGAGAATTACCGCCAGCCCCCAGAGCAAATATAAACCGTTCTTCTGTTACAACTAAACCTAAATTACTAGTCGGTGCGTTAGTTATTGGTGTGGCTACTGTGGCTAGTTTAAGAGATGTTTCAGTTACATTTACATTTTGCTCTGCATTACTTGCAGGGTAAATTTGTATCGTAATGCCAGTATCATCTGTGTCGAACCTATAGAAACTATTTCCAATGGGTAAAGTTTCATCGAGTAAGACTGTCGTTGTGGTTGTGCCTAAAACTTTAATTTTTAATGACGGTATTGTTGACGCATCGCCATCAGCGTCAGGGTCCGTTACATTTATTGTAAAATGATATTTAGCACCGTTTGTTAAACCGGTTATATTTTGCTCTAAATTTGCAGCCGTTGTGCCTGTCCATTTAGCATCGCCAGCACTAATTGCCCAGCCAGTGCCAAGGGTCCAGCCAGTGCCAACAGCAAAACTATTATTTGTTATTAGTTCAGCACCGCTAGAAATACCTAGACCCCACTCAACAAGTCTACCGTCGTCATAATGGCAACCCACCATTAATTCGCCAAAATTATCTAAAGTCCAAAATGTAGCAGGATCAGGAATAGCATTGGAAAGTTGTTGTCTTGGCGTTCCCCAGAAACCTACGCCATAAGATCCTTTACCATACCCTGCCGATACAGCCGCATCTTTACGTCCAGTTGCCAAGTTTTGTGGAGTAATGTCGTAACATAAACCGCCACCCGTCATGGCAATTAAAGCATTGTGAGAGCCTCCGGCAAGCCATGTACTTTGGTTAAGAGCTTCCCAAGCGTGCATACCTCTTATTGGCTGTAAGGCAAAATCTTGCTTTCTATCTTGCCAACCACCAATAGGACGCAACGAACCGTCTAACCATCTAACTAAACTACCTTCACGCCATCTGCCAGATTGCTCATAGTCTGTGCCTATTCTGTAAAATCCAGATGGTATATCTAAAGGTACTAAAGTCATATTAAGCCAATTTCATTATATACGCCAAAGCATAGTAAGGTGGTCTGTTTTCGTGAGCGCCACCGCCCCCTGCATTATCAACCGTTAAGGTGTGAGTGTGTGCGCCACCACTTGTTATAGTTACTGTATGAGTATGCGCTCCGCTTGAACTTGTAGTGCCAGTTAATTGCCCATTTGGGTCCCAAGTTGTAGCGTTAAAATCAATGTCAATTCCTGGAATTAGAGATGTTTGTTCAACATATTTATCTGTATAAGTATGCGTGTGTGCGCCTGCCGAATTAGTTGAACCTGTATGAGTATGCGCCCCACCGCTTGCCGCTGTACCTGTGTGGCTGTGAGCAGGAATATCACCAGTTGCTAGTGTAACTGTATTTGCACCGCCACTTGCGCCCACATTGTAAGTTCCACTACTATCAGCGTCAGCGTGAACAACAAACTTACCTGTTAAATTTGGTGTGCCGTTTGTACCATCGCATAAAGCCCAACCTGTCGGAATAGCAGATACCGCACCTGACCACATAATAATACCGCCAGTAGGCATTGCCTTGTTAACGGCTGTGTCAAGTAAATCAAAATTGGCGTTAAGTGTATTACCCCACGTACTATCACTTCCACCTACCGTTGGCTTAGTTAAACCTAAATTTGTTGTCGTAGACATAATAAAATCCTTTTCTTAAACCCAACGTATCATTTTTCTAAGCGTCCGTCCACGTTCCTGACGCTCCGCTATCGTTAACCCAACTACCACTTGCCGCACTATCATTAGCCCATGTTGCTTGACCTTGTGCGTCATCGCTCCAAATGCCATCACCTTCGCAATATCCCACTAGCCAGTAACGCTTTCCTGCAAATACAACATTTGCCCCAGAAGCATTATTATCTCGCTCGACATATGGGTTTAATGCAGTCATTCAGCTTCCTCGATAGAGTTTCCGTCTGCAACCCATTCTTGAATAGCTATATAATGTCTATTTTCACTATTTATTGGAACAAACATTACAATGTCATCTATTGTTGCTTTTATTTGCCTCATAGGATTATCTTCTGGGGCTGTATATTGGGCTGATGTAATATTCATTTATAACTCCGCATCTGCTGTATAACCGCCATACCAGTAGTTACCGACTGGCAACTCGCCACCGTAAGTGTCTGAATACGAAACAACATGGTCTATATGACCGTAAACCATTACACTTCCACTATTTAAAGATTGTATGCCTGCAACGGCTGTCAATGTTGGTGCTGTTCTCATTTGACCAGCAGGAAAGCTATGATTTTGGGTTCTATGTTCTCTATATGAATACCCTGTCGCATTACTATTGGCTAAAGCCAAAGTATAGCCAGCAGATTTGTAATAATAACGATAGCATTTTTTTTGAGTAACAGAAATTATTTCGTGTTCAAAATCCGTTGCTTCATCTCCAGTTTGTAATTGTATGCCAGTAATTTCCCAATCGTTACTTGTACTATCTGCAAAGTTTACTTGACCAGTTGTACTTCCTGCATCAGTGGAAGCCGCCCATGTTGTTTTTAAAGTGCCAGTATTTGTATCTGCACCAGCATATAAATTAAAAAATATTTCTAATGAACTTGCATTGTCATCATCAAATTTGCCTGTGGTGTCGGCAGGAAAATTAATAGTATATCTGTTCCAATTTGTATCAGCTACAGTATACGAACCATTTACTTTTCTAGTGTTATCTCTGTCAAACATTGATACAGTATAAAGACCAGTTTTATTTGTTTTCACATAGAAAGATAATGTAAAACCTAATGCTGTAGCGTGTCCTTTTTGGAACCTTTGTAAGTCTTGACCTTCTAGTTTGTGAGAAACATATCCTTGCTCATTCGAAGCAAGCGAAGTATCTGCCGTTGTGCAATCTACTTTTAGTGCGTTACCAAACCCTGCTAAGTCTGTGACGCTTGATTGTGAAACAGTAAAAGCCGCACCAGAGTTTTGCTTATAAAATTCAAATCTATCCAAAGTATAAACGTTGCCAACAGAAGCAAACGAGGTTCCACGTTGACTTAAATTCATTGCACCGTTGACTATGACATTGACGCCACCGCCACCGCCTGCTTTCCCTGCGTTATCTGCTATGTCTCTGGCTTTAGTCATTAGTTACCTCAAGATGGTTTAGTAGGCCACGTTACATCGTCTAAGCTAGTTGCGCTGTCTGTTATATCTCTTAGAGCCTGACGATAGGTTGTACGATCAGAACTCATAGTAAGGTCACTAGATGCCCACCAATCTGTTTCCGCTAATCGTCTGTTACGCTCTTCACGAAGGTCAGCCATTGGCTTTGCGTTAACTAGCTCAGTTTTCTTAGCTGAGACTGCCGACCAAGTTGTGCCAAAGTCATCAGGATTGTCACTTTCTATGGCAGAGCCGTTGCTGTCTGCGCCTGTGACCTTACGAAACATTTCGTTAAATTCTGCTTCAGAAGTTGGATCACCTCGTAACACCCATTCAGTTACGCCTAGTTCGTTTAGTGCTGTTGCTATATCTGTCATTGTGCTATCTCCATTAATATAATCGACGACTGTCCAAATGTAGTATCCCCATGATTTACAGTTAGAATTGAACCAGCAGTACCATAGGCTTTACCTTTGACGCTGTATGTTGTTGCTGAAGTTGTACTAGGGCTATCTACAATATTATTTGAGTATCTAACACAAAGTTCTCCACCGCTATGACCGCCATCGTAATGACCTATTTCAAAAGGTCCTGCATTATCTCCAGCAAGTGTCTGTAATTGAGTTGAGCCTCTTAAAATTTCAAAACCAGTGTTATAATAAGTAGTATTTGTATCGTTTACTTTCATACTAAGATTAACCATAACAACTATTTTACTGGTGCTGAACTTTGGAGTTATTGCTAAAGAAGCTCCAGTTATTGCTGTAGCACTTTGCGATGAAATAGTTGTTTTAGTATTCCAAGATGTATTAACCATCTGAATAACTGACCCTGCCGCAAAACCTAAGTCCTTAGTTGTAGGAGCCGCCCCTGCTGTCGTTTGTATCGTATCAACTTTTAAGATGCTACTCATGGGGCTATCTCCAGTATTGTAAGTTTACCTTCAGCACCTAAACCCCAAGCGTCAATAACGTATATACCTTGTGGACTACTAACTCTATTTCCATATATTTTATATGTAATAGTTGTTCCTGCAGATGCGCTAGGACTATGTAATGTATGAAAAGGCATGGCGGCTTGTTGCCATCCATTTGAACTATCTCTGTAGTTAACAACAGCTTGAGTATGAAGGTTTGAAGCATAGCTATCGACAGAAGAACGTAAAGCATACTGTGCCTTAGTATCAGCCGATGTTGAGTTTCCTGTTTGTAGTTGAGCCGCCGCTGTAACTAATAACTTAGAATTAGCAAACTTTGTTGTTATCGAACCACAAGTTGCCATAGCTACTAGGCTTGCTGTACTAGAAGAGGAACCACCAAAAGTTGCAGTTACAGCTTGAACAACATGGCCTGCAATATGCAC